TAGAATGGATTGATAATAAAGATGGTTCTTGGACTATTAAACGAGTTGATTATGTGGCTGGTTCTACGCAATTAGACTTTAGTTCATACGACGAAATTATTGAATGGCCATTGGACTTGACTTCAGTAGATCCAGTGGTTTATGATGAAACGATGAAAGGTTTGACGAAATTAACGCCAGTCAAAGCTGGTTGGTCTGCTCAGTTCATATTAAATACAAAGTAATACGTGTGGGTAGTTGAAACTACCCACGGTTTTCCACCAATACGGGAATCAATGATGATTAAAGACGCACTTAAAAAGATAACAGGTATTGCTGCAATGGAAGAATCCGCAGCAGCAACTATTAAACAACTAGAAGACGCAGAGGCTAGACTTCAGAAAAAGATTAAGACTGCTGAGAAAGCAACTAAAGCTGCTGAACAAGCAAAAGCCGAAGCAGAAGAAGCTATTATCAAAGCAGAGCAGCAACAAGCCAATTACGCATCACCTAAAGATAAGGCAACCGCCAATGGTGAACCTTGGGTTGGCGTGCTTGAAACACATGTAAATGCTGATAATATCCGCAATGGGTTCTTTGAACTTGATTGGAATGATATGTTTATCACCCAATTAAGAAATAACGGCTATGGTGCTAATGGTGATTCTGATGAAAGTATCATCGACCGTTGGTTTAAAGAATTATGTGCTAATGTTGTAATGGAAGATGATTACCCAAGTGACATTACTACTGGTACACTTGATATTGCCTCTGTTTTGAGAGCAAACGCATGAGCCACATCCTAGTTGATTTATCAAATACGTTTTATAGAGCAAGATTCTCTATTAACGGTGATGTTGACCTTAAACTAGGTATGGCATTTCATATTACGTTGCATTCCATTAAGAAAGCATGGGAAGACTTCGATGGCAGTCATGTGGTTGTTTTCTTAGAAGGTCGTAGTTGGCGTAAAGACTTCTATCCACCTTATAAACGTAATCGTTCTGATACGAGAGCAGCACATACTGAAAAAGAAGCAATTGAAGAAAAGGTTTTCTGGGAAGCGTATGAAAAGTTAGCAAACTTCTTAACTGAAAAGACTAATTGCACGGTATTGCAACATCCTCGTTTAGAAGCAGATGACTTGATTGCTGGTTGGATTCAAAACCATCCTAATGATAATCATGTTATTATTAGTACAGATAGTGATTTTTATCAGTTAATTGCACCGAATGTACGTCAATATAACGGTGTTAGTGAAACTACCGTATGTGAAAGTGGATTCTTTGATGTAAAAGGTAAGTTAGTTATTGATAAGAAAACAAACTTACCTAAACCACCACCAGATCCACAATGGTTGCTATTTGAAAAATGTATACGTGGTGATACGTCTGATAATGTATTTTCTGCTTATCCTGGGGTTCGTACCAAAGGAACTAAAAACAAAGTTGGTTTACTTGAAGCATTTGAAGACAAAAAACACAAAGGTTTCAGTTGGAATAACCTAATGTTGCAGAAATGGACAGATCACAACGGTACTGACCATCGTGTTTTAGATGATTACAATCGTAATTGTACCCTGATTGATTTGACCAAACAACCAGCTGATGTACGTGCTATTATTGATGAAACTATTCGGTCAGTTGAACCAAAGTCTATTAATCAAGTGGGTTCTAGGTTAATTAAGTTTTGCGGATTGTATGATTTAAAGAAGATTTCAGACCAATCTATTAAGTATGCATCTCCATTAGGTGCTTCATATACAACGAACGGAGTTAAACATGAGAAACATGACTTTGCCGACAATTGAAAGATTGTTTCAACGAGTTGCAGCTGCTGAGAAATCTCAACAGAAAGATATTCGACTTTCTATACAAGAAGCTCGTGAGTTAGCCACTGAATTGGCTGGCATGACTATGAATCTAGGTAAAACAGTTACTGAAATTCATGGTATGTTGGCTGAAATCAAAGAATCTTCTACATCAGTTGAAGTTAAGTTTGATGGTGGTGGTTTCTAGTGGACTTGAAATCCAAGTACACTAGGATATTCCTTGAAGTGGCTGGGCTGCCAGTTGACGATGTTTCAGTAAAAGAACATAGAAGTCGCTGGTGGGCCAACCTAAGAGCAACCAATCGAGGTTTAAGATTAACCGAAAAAGGGTTGCAATTTTTACTTTACCGTGCTAATATTACATCATATGAAGTAAACTTAAAGATCGAAGGTGATGTAACTGCTCAACTGTTGTTGCAATTAGACGAGTTTATTACTTGCCCTTGGTTTGCAAAGCATGGTATAATTGTTGTATTCTGTGAGAAAATGGCATTTGAATTGATGCTATACGATGGAGATCTTAAAAAGTTGGGTAATAACAAAGCATCTGCTAAGAAATTCCAGCAAGAAATCGGAGACTAAATATCGTGTATACTCCACTAGATATTGTAAAGAAAAGAGAATTAAAAACCTTACCACCACATTTCCATAAAATCGAGATGTGTTATGATAAGGAGCAGGAAGTAAGAGAATGGATTCGAAATAGACTTTCAGGACGATTTTGTATAGTTAGATATCCTAGTAATAACAAGGATTCTGGAAAAACCGCCACCTTTGTGGCTTTTGAAAACATGCATGAACTCACGTATTTCGCGTTAGCATGCACATTCTTTAGAGGAAATTAAAATGACTGAAGCTGTATTAGAAGCAACAACCGCAACCGTAGAATCTACAGAAACTGTTGATACTACAACTACTACAACCGCAGCAGAAGCATCTACACAAGCAGCTGATGCAGCACCTGCTCCTGAATTAACTTTAAATGACTTAGCTGTATTACGTCAAATCATTGAAGTGGCATCACAACGTGGTACATTCAAAGCAGCTGAATTGGAATCTGTTGGTAAAGCATTCAACAAATTATCTACTTTCTTAGACGCTGCTGCATCACAAGGCTAATCAATCATGAGAACTCTCAAACACATTGGTAAAATTGCAAAAACCAAGGAAAATGTTCTTGTTGTATTCAGAACATTACCAGGTGATTCAGGCAGTGCTTTAGTATTACCAACTGCTGGTTTGTCAGATTTGTATCATGATGCAGTTAATCAGTTGGTTGAAACAATTCAAGCACAAGAATCATTTGAGTTTGGTGAAATCTTATTCACTCGTATGTTCCCAGATGGTCGTCCAATGTTACGTGCATTACGTGCTGATGGGTTGTTACATAAAGTACCAACTGATTCAGTTATGATGATGCCTACGTTGAATGATGAAATCTTGCTGTCAGATTTGAATGTTTTAATTGCAGAACAACGCAATTGTGCAGTTGATGATTTGTGCCAGTTTGTTTCTGGTGCTAAAGCAAATGCTGCTGCAAATGAAAATGCAGATCCGGTTCAAGATTTAGGTCGTGATGTTGGTGAACCAGTTAGAGCACAAGCTCCAGTTGCGCCGCTACAAGCCAATGCAAATGCTGTATTGTCTGATGCAGATATTGCTAAAAGCTATCGTAGTCAAGCAGAATCTCTTTTGAAAGAGGCTGCTGAACTTCGTAAACAAGCTGATGATTTAGACCCACCTGCTGTGGTTGCAGCAGTTGAAGCTAAACCAGTAGTAAAAGCACAGGCTAAACCTGCTACAAAGACTGCTACCAAAGCTCCTGTAAAAACAGTAGCTAAAACTGCTACGAAAACCGTTGCGAAAACTACTTCTAAAGTAGTTGAATCAAAGGAAACTTCTGACGCATAAGTTGTAGATGTTAAAAAGCCCCAGATACTTCTCGGTATCTGGGGCTTTTTGTATTAAGAGTAGAATGAATCGGTTGGTGGTGTGAATGTACCAGAATACCTAGCAACGCCTTTGGTTACTCTCAATTCATCAATGTAACCAGTGTATTGCCAGGTACCATGCCCACCTATCTGATTAACATTAACGTTTGCTGTTAATCCAGTGATTGCTTTTGGTATACCGGGTATACCATTTACATATACCGTTACTTCAGTTCCGTCATAAACAGCAGCAACGTGGCTCCATTGATTTAATGATACCGCCGGACCATATACCCAAGCGGTATTTGTGTAAGCGAATGAAAGTCTTCCATTGTGTGAAGCATTATCAACAGCTAACTCCCAAGTATCGCATATAATAATACATCCATGGTCATTCGTGTCAAATCTAGTTGGATAAATCCACGCCTCGACTGTAAATGCACCACTAGAAAACCCTAATTTGGTAGTTAATGGTGTTGATATGTAATTACCAGCAACATTTGGTACATTGATAGAACCCGATCCGAATTTCTTTATGTTGGTATCAATAACTACGGATCCATGTGTAGTTAATGGTAAATTGTTATTTGATAAATCAACAAATGTATTGCTACCTTGAATACCATTATCGGCTGTTACTAGTAATTCTACATTATTCCAATGTGGGTCTGATGGGACGAATGGAACAGTAGCGACCAATGGGAAATAATACGCAGCACCAGAGTCAATACTACCAAACGGGTCATTACCAAGTGAACCAACGACTACACCTGTTCCTGCATCGTTTAATGATACAGCACTACCTAAGTTATCACCTGCTTCTGCATCACCGGCTGTTAGTTTTAATGATTGAGTCCAGATTGAACTACTACGTTCAAACACATACACAACGCCAGCAGCTGCTTTAGTTGGTATATTCGCGTATATCGTTCCAACGGTAACTTTATCACCTGCTGCATTGATAGATACCGAATAACCGAACTTATCACCAGCTTCTTTGGCATCCGCAGTCAATTGCGCTTCTAAAGCCCATACGGTGCCGGTTCTTTTGTAGATATAAGCAGCACCAGCACTTATAATTCCAGTTGGACTTTCACCTATTGCACCAATAACAACTCGATCACCTATAGCATCCATCGCAACACTCCAACCAAACTGACCGTCATTTGATGGGTATGGTGGTTCTAACCAGATATCTCTAGTCCATGCCCCAGTGAGACTAGCTCTCCGATGAATAGTAACTACACCAGAATTAGTTTTTCCTTGATTATTATCACCTGGCCCACCTTCGATACATCTTTCACCATTGGCATTGCATGCAACCGACCATCCATGATGAGAATTACTTTCAGTTGCTGATGTTGGTAACATATCATCATCAGTGTTCCATTTTAATCCAGCCCAAGTATTGCCTTTTATTAGAAACGTGTGCACAAACCCTACATTAGTACCGTCACCTTCATCACCATAGGCACCAACAAAAATAGCAGTACCATTGTCATTAATTGCTACCGAATTACCCCAGTAATCATTAGAACCACCATTACCACCAGGCAAATATAATTCTTCAGTCCATGTAGTACCAGACCGTTGAAATATATAAGCAGCACCTGAGTTATCTTGGTTGTAAGGTAATGCGTTGGCGTGTTGAGCACCAACTATAATTCTATCACCAGTTTTTGTAATATCAACTGCACATCCAAACCAATCACCAGCAACGGCATTGGATGCAACTAATTTCGCCTGTTCTTCCCAAGTTCCGTTATTGTTATAATAAACATAGACTGCACCGTCGTCAACCGAACCAGCTAATGCGGATCCAACCACGATGTAATTACCATCACCACTCAATGCAACTGCAGAACCAAAGTTTGCACCTGCCTGCGAAGCAGTGTCAGATGCAATTATCTTTTGATACGCGGATGTTGCTATAGCAGCCCCATAAGTAACTAATAAATTTAAAAATCCACTCATTATATAGCCTATGGTTGAAATGTAAACGTTGGTGTGAACGTTGCGGTTGGTGGTGTGAATGTACCAGAATACCTAGCAACGCCTTTGGTTACTCTCAATTCATCAATGTAACCAGTGTATTGCCAGGTACCATGCCCACCTATCTGATTAACATTGACATTTGCAGTTAATCCTGGTATTGTAGCTGCTGTACCAGAAACACCATTTACGTATAATGTCAATTTAACACCATCATAAACCGCAGCAACATGGCTCCATTGATTTAATGGTACATTAGGCCCATATACTGCAGCGGTATTTGTATAATAAAATGTAAGTCTTCCATTATTTGATGCTTTATCAACAGCTAACTCCCAAGTATCGCATATAATAATACATCCATGGTCATTAACATCAAATCTAGTTGGATATATCCAAGCCTCAACTGTAAATGCACCACCGTTCAGGTCTAATAGACTGGTTAGTGGTGTCGATATAACATTACCAGCCACATTCGGTATATACATTGAACCAGTACCAAATTTCTTAATTGCGGTATCTATCACAACTGCAGAATTCGCAGTCAATGGCAAACTGTTATTGGATAAATCAACAAATGTATTGCTACCTTGTGCACCATTGTCAGCAGTCACCAGTAATGAAACCTTATCCCAGTATGGATCATCTGCAACATACGAACCTAGCTGGAAGGTGTATGCAGCACCTGCTTTCAATGGGTTTGTGTTCGGTGCACCGATAACTGCCAAATCACCAGTTGAATTCAATGAAACTGAAGTACCAAATGCATCGGTTGCTGCTTTGTCGTATGGTGTAATTATCGCGTCCTGAATCCAAGTTGTTCCAGATTTTACAAATTTATAAACTATACCAGACCCAGTTCTACCACCAGCAGTCGCGTTATTTGCACCTACTAGGATAGTAGTACCTGCATCGTTTATCGTAACTGATGTTCCAAAATTAGCACAGGCTTGTGCATCAGATGCCATTAATTTTGCTTGAATATCCCAAGTAGTACCAGAACCAGCAAATACATGAACCGCACCAGCTTTAGCTAAACCAAACGCAGACTCACCGGGTGCACCAACTACCAATATAGTACCATCTGAATTTAATGCGATACTTGTTCCAAAGTTACCATCTGCGATTGGTGTTGGCGAATAGAATCCTTTTTTCAATGACCACGATTTTGACGTCGTACCAGTTCTTGTATGCAATCCAACATAGCCAGCATTACTAATACCAGTAGCTGAACTTGAATACCACCCTTGGTTTGCATCGCCTGGTGCACCCTCAACACATACAAGCATGTTAGAAGATATAGACAATGCCGAACCATGTAACGCATTTGCTTCCCCAGCACCGGTTGATATACCAACTCTATCAGCAAATGTTACGGTTGACCAAGAATTACTTTCTGCGTAATATGCAACAATCGTACCGGTCGCAGTTGCCACGTCCCCACCTGGGGCACCAACCAAAATCATGGAACCGTCGTTCGACATAACCACTGAAAAACCAGCATAGTCATACTGATTTCCATTTGTATTTGGGTCTGGAATAAACACTTCCTGATCCCAGGATTCGCCAGTTCGTTTGTATATATACGTACCACCCTGGTCTACTTCGGAGTTGTAGTCTCTATAAGGCGCACCGACTACGATTCTATCACCAATTGCATTTATATCAACTGAATACCCAAGCTGATCGCCAGAAGCCCATGGGTCTGCCATTATCAACGAAGAAGCCATTAAAGTCCATCTATTACCAGTTCTCTTATGGACCTCGAAATTCAATGCTCCAAGTTGATCAACCAGCGGTGCGCCAACAACTAAGTAATTTCCATCACCACTAATCGCGCAAGATTTACTGTATTTTGCACCAGGGAATATCGTATCACTAATAGAAAATTTCTGAGTTTGAACCGGCACTGCGATTTCGACCCCTTTACCAAAAACATTATTCGCAGCTAGCTTGAATGCTGGGTGTTGATCAACGTTAAAATTAAAACCGATCATTGGAAGTGTACCAGTGCGAGTAATAACTCCGTTTGCTGGACTACTTGCAGTCGTCGTGTAACTAATAACTTCTGCAGAACCATCTTTTAATGGTGCGTCTGAATTTACATAATATATTTCAGAACTACCAGGTAATCCTGATTGCAATGCTGCTACCGAATATTGCGGAGCCATTGGTTGAACGTAGATAGTTACTTCACCGTCTAAGCCAGCAGTACCCGTAATTTTAGTAGTAGCGCCTAAACCACCAGTATTGGTGTTTATTACAAATGGTGTGCCGGTCACTGCTGGTTGTGAGTTATCATATGCAATATTACCGGAGGTTCCAGCAGTAGCGCTTCTGCTACTATCAGCACCTTTAAGGTTAGTTCCAATAGTTGTGACAAAACCACCACTGCCACCTGCACCACCACCATCACCGCTTCCACCACCGTCACCTGCAATACCATCAGTTCCTGTTAAAACAGTAACGGTGGTATTTGTACCGGTTGCGTCTATTCCGTCTCTAGCCGAACTACCACCCCCGCCACCTCCTCCACCACCAGCGACTACCAACTCAGTGGTATCAGCTATAACCGCAGTGGCACCACCACCACCGGCACCACCACCACTATAATTGTCGTTACGAACCGCACCACCATCGCCACCTTTTTTGTAGCCAGTACCGCCCAATCCACCACCAGCAGAAGTTGCATTCGATGTACCTGGATTCCCACCTTTACCGATAACAGCCGATAATGTTCTAACAGAACCAACTGGTTCTTTTGTTATGATAGTATTTGCTGAAGCACCGTCACCACCATCACCATTGCTACCATCACGGCCACCGCCACCACCAGCACCACCGCGTGCTTTAATAGTAACAGCAGAAGCTAACGTTGGTAAGAATACTTGGGCATCGACATTTGTCGTGTATGGGAACGCGTCAATGATTCGAATAGCAGAGGTAGTTGCATTTATTGTGGTAAGTGTACTCAACGTAAACTTAACAGTAAATGAAGTTCCTTTGACCACCGTTGCCACATCTGCTTGTAATATAAGACTGCCTGTACCAGTTCCGGTAGTACCAGCCGTGGTTATTGTACCGCTAGTTTCGGTAGAACCAGAACGATATATTCCAGCGGGAATTGGTGCAATCAATTCCCAAATGATAATCGCAGGGGTATAGCATTTTGACAATGAAAAATCAATTTGTAATGTTTTTCCACTAGTAATATCTGGGGGTATCGATGATATTGTTATTTCCTGAACATCATTCGTGAATGCGATATCATGTAGGTAATCATGGGATTCACCAGCAAATACAATTTTAGTGTGTAATGTTCCAGGTGAAGTCAGTGCAGCGATCTTATTATCAAAACTACCATGCGGGAATAGACCAGTATTACCCAATGTATAAGTCACCGGTGTTTCATTAGTATCACGAGTAAACGTGAATGTACCACCTGGAGGTCCACCAGTGATCGTGAAATACAAATCCGCGTCGTATGTAAACGCAGAGAGTCCAAAATCTGGATCTTTCGTTGAATGATACGTTATAATTGGCTTAGAAGTATCATTAATAGTTAAATCTATAGTATTAGATTGGATTGCACCAATAGATACTTTAACCTGCACTGGTAAATCGCCAGTTGTTTTATGATCTGGACTAACGGTTACTGCAAAGGTTCCAGAACCACCACTAATCGTGAACGTATCGGTTGTTTTAGTTAAATGTGTCGCTCCAGTTCCAGTTGCAGTCCAAGTAGCAGTTGTCGTGGCTGGTAAACCAGTTCCAACCACTGCAAAATTACCAATATTATTACTTGATTCGTCTAATACTGGAGTAAGTGGTGAAACCAACGATAGCGTTAAATCAAGATTACCGTCATTTATCAAAATTGTATTACTGGTTTTAAGTAAAACTGCGCCTGGTATCGCTGGATCTTTATCATATAGCTTCATCGTGACGTTTGATGAATCTGATAATACATCAACTGCTACCGCTTTATTAAATTGAATTCCACCGTTTGTTAATGTTTTACTTTCTTTCACTTTACCATCATCGAAATCATCAACCGTAACACCTGGTCCATCACCTGTAATTTCATACCAGACACTGGCTACTGGTGGATATGAACTAATGGTAACATGAATGTCATTACCTTCTGATACTGAATTTGGAGATAATAATACTGTATATCCTTGTGATACACCACCAGAATCTAGGCCATTTAATGTCGTGATAGTTGGTACGGGTGCTACGACACTTGCGCCGACTGCACCTCTATATTTCACAGTGCTTGTAATAGTACCATTGATTAATTCATCTGGTGTACCGGAGACAGCATCTGTATATGTCATTTTAAAATGCACAAACTGACCATCTTTTTTAGCAAACACTGTATAAGTATTGGTGGTATAAGGTGCACTACATGCCCCTGAATACAACAGCTGATATGCAGAAGTCAAATCGTTAAATCCAATCTGAGAAACACTAGTACCAGTTGACGTAGTGGTATAATTCATCGTCACATTACCAACTGAATTTAACATCTGCGCCCATGCATTACTTTTATCACCAGAGTGTCCAGTCATTGAAGTTGACACAATCAGCTCGCCACCAGCATTAAAGAAATACTTTGCATTCAATTCTGAACTAAAATTTGCAACTGCTTCATGGTATATTTCACTATTCCAATTAGTTGTTCTTTGTGTTGTAACACCAGTAACAGTAGCTGACTGCGAAGCATCACCTGACATTTTCCAACGATTAGTAGTTGCTTGTGCTAAGTAAGTTTCTAAATTTGCATATGTTGTTTCAGCTGCTTTTGTTGTATCAGCGGTAACCGTTGGTATATTAGTAGAATAATCAACACCATCTTGATGTTGTAGTATTCTACGCAAATCAGCAACTAAGTTGTTAACATCTTGTGCATAAATCAATCTACTGGTACCACTTGGAATTGATAACTGTGAACTTTTTAAAACTTGCCCATATCCAGTAGCACCGGTTCCTAGAATTTCATTTATTGCTGCTTGTATAGTATTGTATCTATTGATTGTAATTTGAGTTGACATATTAATATCCTATAATACCAAAACTTCAACTAATTTAACTGCGATATCCGAGTTACTTTCTAATGCAATACCAAAACAATGATTTGCTGTACTGTTATTGGCTGTTGCACATCCATCAGCAGAGGCAATCAATCTATCACCTTTGTTAACAGCACCAACCACTTTAGTTGGAACTCGTCCTTTTAGAGCAATATAAGTACCATTAACTAAACCACTATTCATCATATATGCTGGGTTTTTACTAACAACACCAATAGCGAACCCACCAACTGAACATGCAGTTACTTCTGCTGAACCACCAACTACTACCACGGTTCCTGTTTCATAATCAGCATCAGTTAAGTACTTTTCTGCCAAGTCTGCATAGTATGCTGATGAAGCAGTACCTTTGAATTCAACGGCTGTTAAGTTACCAGAACCATCTCTTGCTGCGATTGTGTTTGCTGTTCCAGCGATATCTGCTGGTCTATATTGATCACTACCAGCTGGTGCATACGTGGAAACAAATAACTTATCAGCACCTTTAGCATTACCATCTATTGAGCTTGCATAGATTTTACCACTACCATCTCGAACAACAGTAGTATAATTCAACGCAGTTATTGCAGGTGGATAATTGCTATTAGTACCAGCTGCTTCTGTTGTAGGTGGTTTTAATGCACTTGAACTAGATGCAGTACCAGTTAACGAACCAGTGAAAGTTTTAGTAGTTGAGTCATATGCAGTAGAGTTATCCACTGATGCTTTAAGATTACCTTTAAACCACTTCTCGGCATTGTTTAATATTACGTTTGAAGTTGGTGTGGCTGTGTCTAATATACTACCTTTAAATGTTTTAGTAGTATTATCTAATAAGACCTCACCAGTTGAATCTTTTACATTACCAGTTAAAACTCCAGTAAACGCATTCGCTGTCACTGTTCCACTAGCCCATATATCTTTCCATTTGGCTGTTGTAGTTCCTAAATCAATAGTACCAGTATTCAGCGTGGTATTCGTATCTGGTGCAACTGAAGTAGAATTGATTACTAAATTGGTTGATCCATTTACCGAGAACTTAACAGGGGTTGATCCAGTTTTAGTTATTAATGTGTTATTATTCGCATCTTCTGAAACTGTTAATAATTTTACAGTTAAACCAGCATCAAAGTTAGTAACACCAGTGAATGTATCACCAGTAGTTAACGCATATAAATCGGCAGCAACACCACCTAGTTTTCTAGCATCTGAAGCAGTACCCCATAATTGCCAGGTCGAACTACCTGAATGACTAACACCAGCGTGTGCCGGATCATTTAACGTATGTCTTAGGGTAATACCTTGCTTAATTGAATAAAAAGCACCCGGATCAGTGGCATCGATTGGGTCAGTTTCAAGAACATCAAATGCTGGATCGCTATTAAAGATAGCAACGACATCATCATTTGCGATAATTTGAACAACCTCGTGTACTGAATCAACACTAGTTGAATCTCTAACTGTTCTAACTTGAACTGAGATATGACTGGTGTTATTATCTGGACCGACTAATTGAAAACCACTACGTTCACCAGCACCAGAGAAAGAGTATAATTTGTTTAATGTAGAATCCCACCACAAATCGCCAAGTGATGGATTTGTTGGTATTGTTGAACCATATTCAACTGCAGCCGCTTTGAAACGAAAGCCATCGTGGAATTTTAAAACTCTCGAAGTTTTATCATACCAAATTTGACCTTCAACTGGTCTGGGTGGTTCAGTTGTATTGGCAAAGTTTTCGAGAAGATGTAAGAAGTTTTCATTTTGAACTTCACCATAACCTGCATAATTCTTGCCGATAAATGTTAAATCAGTTGAATGGTCAACAGTGCCATCTTGCACTGTTGCAATTGCAACTCCATTAGTTTTGTTTACTATGTATGCCATTACTTGGACTCCGTGGGAATATATGTATATTTAGGGGTTAAACTCGACCAACAACAATGTTTATTACACCGAATTCGCCATGGAAATCTTCCAATGCCTTACCAATAACTGTACCAATTTTTGGATTATCGCATGCTATTGCATAGCCTTGACCACCACTAACCATCAGGTCGCCTTTAGACACATAACCTGCAACTTTACATGGGACTTTTCCTTGCAGAGCAACTGCAACTACGTGTTCACCTTCTTGTAATGAGTTCATCAAGTATGCTGGATTAGTAGATACAACACCAGCAACTTTTGGTGTTTTATTTCTAGCAATTGTGACTTCATAATCACCGCCAAATTGAACAACTACACCCGGCTTATATGATTCATCAGAAACGTAGTTTTCAGCCAAATCAGCATAATAAGCAGAAGATGCAACACCTTTGAATTCTGTTGCATACATTTCATTGAATTTACTAGCAGATGAACCTAAGTTAGTATCAGCTGATGGTAAAATTGACACCTTAGTCAATCCAAGAGCAGTTGATTGTGTTGAGTTTAAAAATGTAAGAGAAGCTCCGGCAGTACCAGCAGTAACTGTCAACTTACCAGTAGTTGTACTCAAGGTTGGAACTGTTAATTCCAACGTTGCAGTTAATTTGTTAGTAGCATTGCCGACATTTAAGGATTGCAAAACTCCAACAGTTCGCAAACTTGAATCTACTACCGTTGATTTTATATTAGTTCCAGTTAAAGTGTTTGCATCAGCGGCTATTGTTATAGCAGCACTACCATCGAATAAAACATCGTTGATCTTTGCACCTGGGTTTAATTTATTAGCTGCAGCCGTTGTTCCTTGTATAACAGCTGTACCAGTAATAGAATTAAATGTAATATTATCAAATGTACTCGTCCCTGTTGGTGCATTCACTTGACCTTTTAATGTACCAGTGATTGCATTGGCAACAAAGTTGCCTGATGCATCTCTAGCAACTACCGTATTTGGTGTATTTGCAGTATCAGCATTAACTGCTAATGTAACTTCAGCAGAACCATCAAAATCACTACCTAAAAGATAATTGCCCTTCTTTAGAGTCTTTGATGTACTCGATTTGATTGTAATATCGGAAGCACCATCAAAACTAATACCATTTATTGTTGATGCGCGAGATAATCTATTAGCATAATCAGCAGTACCATTCAACGTACCGGTGAATTCTGTAGTAGATGATAAGTTTATACCAGGGACAATACTTTCAAATCCAACAATAGTATGACCTGCATTTATTCTAAACGTATCAGTTGCAATAATGGCAACAACTTTATTATTAACTACAAGTTCTACAACTGGTCTATTGGTATTCGTTGTATCTACGATAATCGCAGCTTTAGCTTTAGTTTCACCAAAGTTAGCAACGGATTCGGGACCAATCACAACCCAAACTGAACCGGTATAAACTTTAAGTTGATTACTGGATGAATCAAACCAAAGTTGACCAGTATTTGGTAAACTGGGCGATGCTTGTGAAATAGAAGCCGATCCAACTGGGCTCCATGTCTTAACTGTGCTATCGTATACATTTAATATTTTTTGTGTTGAGTTAAACCACAACTGACCTGCAATTGGTTTTGATGGTGGTCCACTACTTGCAAAGTTTTCAAGTAGATGTAAGAAATTCTCATTTTGAATTTCTCCATAACCAACATAGTTACGACCTACTAGGCCGATACTAGTATCTGTATTAAGTTGACCATCTTCTAATGAAACTAGGAGTTCGCCATTTGATTTGTTAATTGGGTAAGACATTTAGTTTTTAGCTCCTATACTGTTACATTTTCTAATGGGCGGAATTCCCAACTACCAGAACTGTTTATTCTATAAACTCTGATTGTTTTTTGTGCACTTGGGTTAACCGGTGAACAAAGAAGTCTAAATGCGGTATCAGTTGGATAATTATTATCAAGTGGTGCCATTTTAGTAACAATATTCAATAACTGCGCATCGGTAGTGGAGTTATCAATGATGATACTTAGCATCAATGTTTTTTTCAGAATTTCACGATCTACATATCCTTTATTAGTAACACTACTATTAATTGTTGGTTCTTGATACAAATTCATTTGATACGGTACGTCAGAACTACCAATATACATGGTTCTGCTACCAGGTTGTATATCAATTGCAGTATCCATAGTATTACCGTGTTTAGCTTTTAGCTTAAGTGGTTGGTCGGATAATGTATTTTCTAAAACAACCGCATTTGAATCAATCTTTAAGTTACCCATTTTTACAGATAATCCATCATTGCTATCGATGTAGATTTTATGGTCGGTATAACTTTCTCTGCCAGTTCTAAAATAATCAATTGCAGCATGACCATCTAATTTGGCAGAATCTAACGCATTAATGTTAAATTGAAAATTTGGAATAGTTCCTTGGTTAAAACCAGCACGAATAACGCCATCTGGTGAATACCCAGCAATACTAGTTGGATTTTGTAGAGTAAAGGTTTCGTTTGCAAACAACCCAGCTAATAAGCCATTATTATAAATGCAGGTAATGACATGATCTTGCCCAACCGAATCTTTAACCGTATAAACTACAATTCCACTTCTCTGTTGAGTTGCTGTATAAGTTGGCCCTAATAAGATGATTGAACTGCCATCCCAGAAGTTTAACTGTTTTGTTATTGTGTTATACCACATATCACCAACACCCATATTAAGTGGTTGTGTTGCTGCAACTGTGGTTGAACTTACTGGAACAAACGCAGTTCCGCTATATACTTTTAGTTTTGCTACTGTTGTATCATACCAAAGTTGACCTGTGATTGGTTGCTCTGGTGCAGAAATTGACGTTGAGAAGTTTTCTAATAACTTAACAAAGTTTCCATTCAATGCTTGACCAAAACCAGTGTAGTTTTTACCAATTAAAGTCAAATCCGTTGCTGTTTGGTCAACGGTACCGTCTTGCACTAAAACTAAATTTCCTGCGACATCGATCGAATATGCCATGTATTATGCCTCCATACTTGGTAAGCTATTAATATACCCAGATACCGTATCCACTGGAGTTAGGTACTCATCTGTTACCAGACTAGTTGTATTATGAATCCATTTAAACTGTTTGCATTGCATGTTATTCTCTCGTTATTCTATATTTATTTGTATACACGCGTCTTAAACCGTGGATATACCTTACCAGTGGCAGGTCTTGGTTTATAATTAACTTTTGGATATACGGTGTTAGTAGTTGGTCGTTCAGGATACACATACAAATATAAATTCGGTGCTCCTTGTAAATCACCACCAAAACTGATTGCATCCCTTGGTATATCAGTTAGTTGATCTGCAATAGCATGATGCGTGATATAATCCAACGCTTCCGCTGGTGTCATGGTTGGGTACATTTCTAACACGCATGCTAACACACCACACACTTGAGGAGATGCCATTGACGTTCCAGAATCATAGCCATTCCCATACACTGGATTACGTGGGTTTCGCATCATAAAACTACTAGAATTTGGGTTGTATAAATTCCAGGAACTCATAATCGAGGCACCAGGAGCAAAAACCGAGACTCTTGGACCACAATTACTTCCACCATATTTAACTTCTGACCCTACCGCAATAACAGCCTGTGGTGCTGACAAGTCAACAGCACCAACGCAAATAGCGTTGGGTGATGCAGCCGGGGTATGGCCCCGATTAAAATAGAAATTTTTAGCAATTCCAAATTCCGTGGCTCTAACATAATTATTATAATCAACACCACCAGGTTTATCTATTTTAAGACCACTATTACCGGCCGCTCCAACTACAATAATCCCATCGGCAATTGCTTGTTCAATATCAGCCATATCGTAATAATATATCTGTGGTATGAATACCTGCCCACCTAATATTTGCAACCCAGCAATCAAACCTTGTTCAAATGTAACTGGATTGATACCATCACCTATTAGTGTTCCACGATAATTAATCTGCGTTACCGCACCAGTCACAGTATCATAAGGAAACGTAGATCCAGCACCGTAACTACAATTGACTATAGTTGGATTTTTAACACCTGTCACGGGGTTGATTGGTTTTGAAGCATGGAATGCTCGTATATAATCCCACATATAACCTAGGAATCCAAGGAAGGAATTTAGGTTTGGATTCGTATAGTATGGACAAATATTATAAATGTTTGCATCTCTAGCCCATCCGTTTTCATTACCAGCAACAATACCAGCAACATGCGATCCATGCCCAGCATTAACATCTTGTGAATAATCATATTCTGTTAAGTTATTTCCGTTTGGTTTTACTACTGAATCTAAAGAAAACCAATTATAATGTACAACTCGTGAACCACCAGTACCATCGTTATTCACACTAAACGATGGATGATTTGGATTAAATTGCCCATCAACAATAATAACATCAACGTGTTTCCCACTTAAACCACAAGAAACTGTTCCAATTTGATTTTCTGCTGAATCATCTGGATACCAATGTGGTATTTGTTGTTTTATCGTACAGCGTTTCAATCCCCAATTATAAACTGGATCAGCTGGATTCATACCCCACCGTTTACTGAAATTTTGAGATGGAGTTGTCCAACATGGTGTATTATTTGGTATTTCGCTGACTGATATTACATCTATCACCCTCGTATCTTTTTTGATCAAGCCTGCTTCTTCTGCAGTTAACATGTAATGTGTATTTTTACTAATTGGTCTTCGATGTGCAACCTCTACTAATCTATCAGGAATATACAAATTACCACCCGGTGTTTCCATATCATCATAGAACGCATCGAGCTCATCGAAATTATACAAGGTTACAATGTATTCTTGTAAATCTGCCATATTAACTTTCCAATTGAACTAACGTCAAATATATAGTAAACATACCAGCAGTGGCATTTGTGTTAGTGACAGCAATCTCTATATCATTAGTTGGAGTTGATTCATCATTAAATCCTATAACACCAGGCGTTATGGCAACGGTCGCATTCGCTGAAGTAATAACTTCTGCAATAACCCCTGGGGTTGATGGGTCTACTGTCTGTAATCTACTTGCATCGGCAAGTCTTGCAGCTTTACTAGCGTATATTCTCACCCACGCACCACCAACAGAGGAATCCGTTCTAACTTTATATAACGCATACCCTTTGTAACCACCAGCGAGTGTTAAATTCACAGTTGCACCGGCATTGATGGTAGCAGTTTGTTGTAGTGTTTTTCTACTAGACAATCCAGTAGTCGATACGTTCTGTTGCTGACCTGTAACAGAAGCTAATAAATTAGCAACTGTTGTTTTGCTTAAATAATCACCATCGCGATATAAAAGAACTTGATCAGTTGGTAAAACACTGGTTTGTTGAGTTTGATCTACAATTAACCCTTTAGATACTTTACCGGTAACATCTAACGCAATGCCACCGCTACCAGCTATCGTAATTTTTCCACTTACTTTAGCATTTCCAGTAATGTCCAATTCAGCAGTTGGGTGTTCGGTATTAATACCAACTGTGGTTCCAGTTACTTTTAAAATTGTTTTTGGTGCTTGATCTATACTTGTTTGTAGTTCAATACTACCATCAGTGTGGTTATATAACTTAGCAGCGTTTGATGTTGAATTGTAAGATATGATTAAGTTTCTATCGGTACCAATGGCAAGGCCATCATTATGCTTGATATTGATGGCATGTTCGGTGTTGTTTATAGCATCTGTTCTTAAAAACTTATTAGAATCAACTGCCGCATTTCCAACAATCAATTGAGTTGCTGCTGTTGCAGTTCCTGAGAATTGTGGATATCCACCGTAAAACTTATTCTTATCTAATGTAGTTAATGGCGTATTGAGATTTACACCCGAATTTATTTTACCATATCCTGGAATACCTGCTTTTGGTTGGAATGAATCTTTACTAATGATTGCAACTGGAACGCCAGAAATGTAAACTGATAATACAGAGCGAAGAGTATTAGAAGTGTCCATGACTTCTTCGACTAATGCACCGTTTTTTAGACCATCTCTGGTACTAATAGTTGGACCAACAACCATCCAACTAGAACCAGTATATATGTTAAGTTGTCTATTTGATGTGTCAACCCAAAGTTGACCAGCTACAGCAGGTCCTGGATTTTCAGAATTGTATTCGATACCACTAGCCGCTTTCCATCTAGCAGATACCGTTGAACCTGTACCACTGTGAACTCTTAAATAACCACTTCCCGTATCATACCAAAGTTGCCCAATTTGTGGACTACTAGGCTCGCTATCGCTCGCGAAATTCTCAAGCAGATGTAAGAAGTTTTCTGCAACAGTTTGACCATAACCAGCAACGAATCTACCAGGAAACTTTAAACTGGTATCTGTATTAGTAGTATTATCATACACTGTATAATCAGGTATTGATGTATTTGCATGTTTGATGTTGTATGTCATTATGCGATTACCTCATTGAAACCAGTTAAACTTTGAATACGGATTGTGTAGTCAATTTGAAGCAATCTATTCAATGACTTTTGTACTGGGTGGAAAACAACGTGAGTTAATAATCTAGTACTACCATCAGCATTAACTGTCATTAATCCCAATTCATCAAATACAAAGTTACCATTCATATCAACACTATTATCAAATGCTTCCTGACCAGTTGGTTCGCCGTAGTCTAGTAAGCAAGATACTAAAATATCACTGAATGTTGCACCGCTTACATGACGAACTTGCATCTTGTTACGAACTGGATCTGCATTATGAATGTCATCTGCTACACTTTTAGAATAGGTTTGATTGTATAAACTACAGTTAACACCCACTGTATTTGGTGTTAAGTAAGAAATCAACCCAGTTGGGTCTACAAGAGTACCACCTGTTCCAAATGCCATGGTATTAATACCAAGACCTGTGTTAGTTAGACTATTAGCCAATGCAACACTCATGTTTTCGTAATGGATTGCGTTGTCTTTGTCTTCAAAGACTTCATTTGTGGTTGGGTCAAATATTTTGATATGACCAGTGATTTTGTAATTTAATTGCATCTATTATACCGGTTGTGAGTTAGGCTCTGGTTGAAACGAAAACTTCTTCCGTTTCTGGGTCGAAAATCTTAATGTGGCTTTCATAGTGAAAGCCACCCAATTCATCTGGTTTTGTATCTACCGGTTGTTCACCGGTAGATTGATCAGTTTCTGACATATGAGCCCCATAAAAGTTAGTTGTATCCTATATTTAGTTTGGAACTAACGATGTTTTTTGGGAAATAAACTTAGCAACTGTTGTTGAATTTTCAAGTAATGTTACCCCAGAACTTGCGGTATTATTACCTTGATCGTACCAAAGTTTTCCAACTTTACGGAAGATAGTGACTCGAGTACCAACTGGTGCTGGTTCTGTCAATCGTACTACTGGATTGATACCATCTACTGAAAACTCAGCATCGATCATAGTATCACCAGCTGGGCTTTCTGCACCTAATTCCGAATTAAACATCATCATTGGATTTTTATGCAATCTTCTACCAGCTACAAATACTTCGATATGATCACATGGTCCGTAGTTCGCAGGTATTGACCCACGATCCCAGTTAGATCTGGTAGATTTAACTGGTATAAAATCTACAGGAATTTCCTCAGTAGAACCATCAGAAATCACGTCAATGCGATGTTCAGTATCCATATAAGGTAATCTTTCACTGACGCTAACATCAACTACATAACTATCAACTGAGTGTATTTCAGGAATCGATGTACCATTTGTACCACGACGTAATTGTGATATTGTGTTACCATTAATAGCAAAATACGCAATTCTTTCGCCATTAATATAAATCATACCAGGTGCATTGTTTTCAATAGTTGGTCTATATAAGTTACTCGCATCTGTTACAATGATAGATGTATCGTAGTACTTTAATTCAGTTGCCAATTTAACAGTATTCATTGAGAATCTAGCAAACCCATTAACATTAAACATATCTTTAGTGATCTCAAATGCGCATGCTTCACGTCTTAAGTTTGCACCGAATATTAAAATTTTAACGACATCAGTCGAATTGGTATCTATTGCAAATTGCATATAGTTATCAGTTACCGAATAATGTTTATCAGCTATCATTCTAATACCATTTACATATACCCAAAGATAACTTGATGATATTGGTCTAAATGGCAAGTAATACCGTTGTTTACCACCAACCGTTTCATCTTCAACCAACTGCATACTATCGTAATTAGTAAACCAAGAAATAGAAATAGAATCACCAGAAGTCAATGGGAATCTTGTAGTGTTGATTGTTACTTGATTACCAGAAATCGTATATTGTGCTTCAACGTTATTCGTAATCAGGATGGTATCACCAATGTTCAATGCTTTATTGATAGTCAACGTACTCATATCAAAACTAAACGTATAATCATTAATGAACGCAATTGATTGATTATTAACATAAACTTTTATGTTATCTGGTACATGCGCAGTGGTTTTACTTTCAATAGTAAACGAATTTACAAATCCATCATAAACCGAATAAACCGAATCAACACCAGTTAGTAATGAACCATTCACCTGAACAATTGCTGGAATTGGTGCATTGGTTGATGGTACAGTATCAAACATTTGTACTGCAATTATTGGGTTACCAGTATACACAAATGTCTGATCTTTCAACTGGATAATTGAAGAATTAAAGTTAGGATTTGTTCCTTTGAAACATACTACATTAACCGTAGATCCTTTATCTGGTTTATTAGCCAATTGTACTACTGTTTTCCCATTAGTTTTATTTGAACCAGAACCACCGATACTTGCTTCAACTGTTACACCATTTACCGTAACATATGCTGATGTTGTTTCTTTAAATGCAGCAGTCGTTGTATACTTAGATACCTTACCATCTGCAACAAATGTGTTATATGATAATATACTTGGACCACCAACACCGATGGAAACAATTGAAATTAACTTATCCATTGCAGGTGCTGTATTAAAGGTAATTGTGCCAGTAGCAACGTTTACCGTATAATCAGTTCCTAATTTTTTTTTCGCATTATCAACAGTCACAACCACTGAGGTTGAATCAATAATAGCAAGACCAATATCATATGTTGTAGTAACTGCATCCCCGTAAGCATATCTACTATGTAACGGTGCAGCACCATTATCTGATTCATCAAATACTCGAATACTAAAGCTGTCCAATACTTGACCTGGTACATTTTCCTCAGTTGCTGGTACATGCGCTTTACTAATAAACACACCACCATCAATCGCCATTTCTTCAGCAGTTAACCCAGTTGCAGTTGAGTATGCACCATTTGCATAAGCTAATGAACCACCTTGTAGATTTGTATCTATTATGCTTGGGTCATTAACTGCAACAGAACCATCAGTGTCAGAAATACGTAATACAACTATATCACCTTCAAAAGTTTCGAGGTGCGCACCAATTGAAATTACCTTAGTAGTACCATCACCAATGAAAGTTGGCATAACTGCGTATGGATTTACCATACTAGCCGAATCCCATTGTTGTGTGTAATTGATATCATCAATTCTTATCCACTCAGGCGTTGTTGAATAGGGTGATGCTTTCAATCCATATGGTTGCAACTTGATAATTCTTGATGGATTGATTGGTTTAATATACACGTTTATTTGTTGACCAATAGTTGGTGTATAAGGTAACGTAATAGCTAATGTACGAGACGTATCAGTTTCTAAACAATAGTGATAATGGGTTTTATCAGATTCAATACTATCCCACGTATCCGCATCCCATGGCATTGCATCCCAACCACCGGTAACATCAAATGTTGCACCTTGAACTTGTACACCACCAAAATCAATACCGGTAATTAGTTGTGATAATTGCTTACCTTTCATACCAGCTATTGGGTTGTAGTATTTTTCAACTCTAGCAACCGCATCTAGCATATTGTCATTTTTATCATACACAACACCAATCAGATCATTCAACACTGGTAATGTTTCAAATACCAAATCACTAACCAATACACCACCAACGATTGTTGATACTATGTTGTACGCATCGCCTAAAACGATGTGTCCGTTTTTGGTTAGTTGGATTTTAGATTTTTGTTCATTCGCAGGATAAGTCAATCTAAAAGATGATGAACTACCACTAGCAGTAAATGTGTCAGTATGTGTAAAATCTTGTGTTAAACCAGTTTTTGAAATTCTATCGAACTTCATAGTCAGATCAAACATTCTTGCTTTACTATCACCGATAATGGCAACTGCAGTTGCTTGCACTGAATCTGATGGATTCCCACCAGTTAAAGTAACCGTCGGTGCACTTAGGTATCCAAATCCACCAGAAGTTAAGATAATTTTAGTAACTTTACCACTTGCAATATATGCTTTTGCAGTAGCACCAGTACCAGAACCTGATATTTCTACAGTAGGTGGTCTATCATAATTAGTACCTTGGTTATGAATAACAATATCAGTCACTGAATATGCGTGATTATCAGACCACCATTTCCATGGATATCCACTGAAAGTCGTCAAACTATTCATTGGCATGATTTTACCATCTTCATAATTGTAAGCTGGCTGTAAATCAAAGTCAGATACACCAGTTGCTGCGGTTTCGATAGAATCGTATTTACTAATATATTCTCTAACCGTAGTTCTGTATGGTTTAACTTCATTGATATAACTTTCAAAACTACTTAAATTATCACTGTTGTAATTCAAGGTTTGTTTGAACGGACCAATGTTGTGAGTAGCAGTTATAAAACTAGTTTTAAATGCCCAGTCAATATACATTTGTTCAGCAAAAGCTGCTCTTACACTAGAGAAGAATAAGTTATTCCATTCGACGTCATATTCACCAGTGAAAATATCTTCTTTAACTGCTCGTAGAATAAATCTCAACTCACGAGTAAAGTCCCTGTCATACGAAATACCATCAAATGGAGCAACGCCATCATAGCCAAATGTAGTAGTATATAATATTGAGCTAAGTTGGATAGTACCGTTTTCACGACCTACCATACTATAGTAATCAGAGAATACTTCTAAGTCGTAATTAGTAACACCAGCGACGTCATCTTCATCTGCGATTCTTTCAAATACAGCCCAACCACCGTTTTCGTATTCTTTGATTCTAATTAAATCACCAACTTCGGTTTCTAAGTCGTTGATTGAAACAATAGATGGGATTTCTTTAATAATTCTTGATGACAAACCATAACCAGATTTCCACCAATCAACATATGACCAATATCTAGTAGCATCATATTGCTGTGTTGCATTACGAGTGAACTGATTGATATGAGCATTCCATTCGTAGATACTCCAGAAATTACTGATAGATTCATCGGCTTTTACTAGTACTGATAATGGTCTTACGATAGCAGTTGTATTGCTATATTTCTTACCACTGTACTTGATTTCAGCTAAGATTACTCGACCATAATTATCGATAATCAGTTCAACAACTGCACCAGAACCATCACCATCAACTGTAACTAATGGTCCTTTATACCCAGTTCCTTTATAATTATATTGTGGTAAATTCAAGTTTTCATATACTGGAATTGATGGTTTATATCCATAACCTTGATTTGTAATGGTTACTTGAGTTACTTTGCCATTAGTTAATCCCAATTCGATAGTTGCTTGTTGTGCATGACCAGTATTAACGTACTGCAAATCTAACAAGGTATCAACTACGGTATCATATCTGTTAGATTCAACAGATGGTACTGGATCAATTGAATTTAAAATTTCAAAGTTGATGCTACTTGTAAATGGTGCTTTTAATAAAACGCCATTAACGTGTTCGATTGCAGATTTCAAAACAGTAGTTCTATCAATAAACATACTTTGTCTTGGTCTAAAAGATAATCCATAACGTTGTTTTACTGGTAAACTATCATCAGGTACTCTATTACCTGCAGAATCAGCACCGATTAAACTATCAATCCATTTTAATTCTAATGGTGCTGATGGTACACTAGATGCTAACCCTTCAGTCATCAATTGATATTCGTTATGAACTGGAATCAATGATGAATCATCTTTATAGTAAACTACATTAATCAACGCAGTATCAGATGGTAGTTTAGAACCGACGTTGAATGTTAGTAATTCGTTTTGGCTAGTGAATGCTACAAATGCAACGCCAGTACCAATTGGGTTTGAAATAGCCGTTGCAACGTCAGATGCTGAAACTGTTCTGGTTGATCCACTTGGTATAATTACGGGATTTTTAACCCAGAAATAGTAATACGTTTCTGTTGTTACACCAGTTACTGTGTTGTACAAGTTTTTGACAGTTAATACATTATCATTAGGATACAGTGGTTGACCTGAAATACCTTCAGCAATACCTTCGTTTGTATCGGCTAACGTAGCCCATTCAGAAGGTAATATCTTGGTTTTAACCCATTCGTAAACATCAACACTTGAGCCAGTTGCCATTTGATTCCAATGGCCTGTTCTGTATGCGAAATCACCTTGTTCTGCATAAACCCATTTAACAGCAGAAACATCCCACCATAATTTACCAACATGAGCATCATCCCATGATTGCGTTGGTTCAATAATTTGAATTGTGTCGTCAGTACCGTTAGTATAAACGGCTGGATCATACAACGTTTTGTAGGTAATTGCTTGCTCTGCGTAATTGAGAACTTTCAATTTTGCATGATCTACATAGTCTAAATCTTGGATTTTGATGTTTTTAACATTATCATACAATTCAACACTTTTGACTTTTGCAATATCAACTACTTCAGCTTGCTGTGCGATTGTATTCCATGAGTTAGCAGTTTTATCCTGCACAAATAATCTCATCATACCAACTTTATCAGTTGTTCCTGGAACCATATAATTTGGTGAACCAACAACAACCACATCATCGGTACATGCAACCGCAAATCCATATGATTCATATGGCTGCATAACAATATCAGTTGGTACTGGTTTAGCAGTTAAGAAGTAAAGATCCGCTTTCTTCTCAAATACATAAATTCCACCAGCACTACCAATTGAAGTTACGATTTTAGTTCTGTTTTCATCAAAAGTGGTAGTACCATTATCAAAAAGTTTGTACTGTGTATATGGTGTGTTTTTAGCACCTACTACCAACGTATTACCAGTAGCACTAAAAGATAATGAAGTACCAAATAGCTCATTTGAGATAGAATCGAAACTTTGTAATCGTTGTTCAACATCACGAGAATATACACCAGCAGAATCTCGATGAATAACATATACTGAACCTTGATCTGGTACAGTAATATCTGCATTTGGGCTTGAAATAATAGCAACAGATCCATCACCATTAATCGCAACTTTATAACCAAATTGGTCACCTGTATTACCTGATTCATTTTCAAGTCGGTGGTCTGCTTGTTCACTATATAGGTGGTTTGAATTCAACAAGTATGGAATAACCAAACCTTTACCAATGGTTGGTTTACCAACTAATACAGTAGAACAATCACCACTAACAGCAACTGAAAGACCGGTATCTAATAGTGGATTGAATTGGTTTGTATAGCTTGCATGTCTATAATGTTTCCACGAAGTTCCAAGGAATTCATACATATAAACTTGACCATCACCAAGTCCAGAGGCAATGGCCATTGTATATGTTCCATCTGCTGCGAAACCAATAGAAATATCAGAACCAAATAATTCATAATCTTTTGGTCTTGGGCTGATAATGGTACGGTTTAATGCCCATCCACCTTCTTTGTATTCATATATTGCAACAGTACCTTGATTAGTATAACCCGCATTACTACCAATTGCAGCTGCTGGTACGAGTGCAGCAGGTCTCCAATCTTCTGAATATATTGAATTAGAACTACCGTCAATTGTTATATCGGTTGTTGCTTCCCATAACATATCATCATACAGCACGATATCACCGTACATATAATCTGTAGTTTGGTTATAAACACCCATATAGTTGCTATGCACTAAACTTGCTTTAGGAGCACCAATTGCCATAAATCTCGAATCTGGTGATAACGCAATTGTCATACCAAACGAACCATTCAAATGTTCACCTAAACTAATAGGTGGCATTATCACTGCTTTACTTTTAGTAAATGAAATTCCGTCATAGACTAATGCGTAATCTGAACCAGAAACACCAATGATGGTTTGTCCCAAGCGTTCAGCATAAGCAACTGCAGAACCAGCATTATATGGGGTTACAGAAATGCCGTAATTCTTTTCTTTTAAACTGTAGTCGGAATAAGTATCTTGTTTTTGAACAACTTCCCACTTAGTATTTGAATTATTATCAACCCAAAGTGTAGCACCTTTTGTGTAAGTAGCTGATGTTTCTGGATCAACTTTATCATAATCACTGAATCTAGCAGTGGTTAATACACTAATATTCAGTGGTATGCTAGCCGGTAATATTGGTGCACCTGTCAATGAACTACCATCAAGTGTGATAGAATTCCAATCAATTGCCGTTATTTTAAAGAAACCAACCAGATTAGTTGTTACATTGATTGGCTTAATACCAATAATATCATCGACTTTTAAACCATGTCTATCAGATAGTGTTAATGTAAAATCAGTACCAGTTACAGTAATTGATTCTATTCTAAGATTGGTTTGATTATATCTCAACACATCCCACGAATAATCGCTAAATGTCACCCAAATGTGGTCATTTTCGTACATCATGGTGATATCTAACGCTAAAATGTCAGTTCGTGTTTTAACCGATGCTTTAATTTGATCAGTTTTTACATAACCAGCAGTTCTAACAGGTTCGCTTAATACAACTGGGTGTATACTTGTTGTATATGGCGTTGGTGCAATCGTGAAGTTATCTCTGATTAATTGATACTTTTGATCATTAACTGGTAGTGCAATTGAATTTGCAATCTCAATTGCTTGTGGATTAAGTTTAAACATTCCTTTTTGAACTTGGAACTCTACTTCTTTTAACTGATCCAAACCACCAAATCGACCAACTCGGAATGCCCACTCTTCGTTCATGACAATACTTGCATCACCAGAACGGCTTAGTTTATCAAATACCTTATTAACTGCATTTGCAGTACCTTTTTCACGAATAAATCCTTGATACAACTGGAATTGCGTTACTGGGTCTGGTGCTAATGCTTGTAAGTATTCTCTTGTTTGGTAACCAATCGCATGTCTTGCTAAACTTCTTTGATTTTCACCAATACCTTCAGAAGTTACATCGTAGTAATCTTCGAATTGGTTTACTTTATAATCGTAGTTTGCAACCAATTGTTTTGTTGGAGTTGAATCCAATTTAGTCCAATTAGTATCATCAAAGTTAGCAGTTCCTAATTGATTTTTTGAACTAGTCCAATTATTCGAACGATACGATACAATATCACCCATTTTATAATCAGTATAGGGTGCCCATGTAGAAATAGTTACGTTATCAAATAAGAAACCTGGGCTTGTGTAATCACCATCCCAATCTACCGTTCTATAACCTTGTGATTTGATTCTACCTTGTCTGTAACCAGTTGGCTTGTCATAAATCACGTCATTGAATACTGTTCTATCATCAAAAACGGCAACATGCTCTTTTAGTACACAATATAAATTCAAATAGTAGATACCATCTGCACTAGCTGATGGTGAAACCGTTATCTTTTGGAATGACCGTGTAATATCGATTTCGTTCAATTGGAATGGCTGTCCATTTGCCTTTAATATTTCATAATCATAAAAACCATCAACTACACTTTCAGCAACACCACCACCCATCGTAATATCAATTTTAGATGCAACTGGGCTTAATGCAATCAATGAACCTTCTGCCCAATTACTTTTCGTCCAGAACATAAGTTCTTTAGCAGCAGTTGTCCAATTGATTGGTGTTTGCGTGGCAGTGTCATAACCATCGAATACGAAACCAACTCCTTTTAAGTATTCTTCATACCCAAGTAAGAAATCAACTACTTCTTGGATAGAACCAAGTTTAGTACCATAATTCAAGACCTTAAGACTAAACTTATTAAATGACGAACGTTTGACAGCCGTAACTTCACCAGTAGTTGGTAAGTTTTTCATCATTTGCCAGTCATTGTATGTGTTGTCAAATGTTTCACCACTATTAGTTCTTAATGCTTTAAAGAACTGAGTTTGATACTTAACAATTTCACCGTTTTTATAAGTAACATTGGGTTTCCATATTGAATATGGCTGGCTTACGCCACCAACTGTCATTAATACTGAACTATCGACTGGTGTTAATGTTATTTTTGGATCATTATTCGCAGTATTAACGCCATAGTAGTTAAAGTATTGATTATTACTATCATAACCAGATACAAACCAACCACCATTTGTTTTTTCAATAATAACTCCACTGTAAGTAATCGTTTTTACTGATGAACTAACATTGAAAATGATATCAACGTTTTCAGGTGGTACGAATACATTACCAACAGTTGATTGGTGTTTACTATCTAAAAGATAATGCTGCTGATCTGTAACTACGAATCCAGACAATCTCGTTGATAATCTAACATCTAAGTTTTTAATTTTCTTTTCGATTGTAGAAGTATCAAGACCTTTAGCTTTGATACTATCAACCAAGTAAGTTCCTAAACCAACTGAAAATTCATTATTGGTTGGGATAACAATATCAGCTAATGTTGTAAACAATGAAGTATCGTTGTGAACAGTTTGTCCTAATTTGTTTAGTTTTGTTCTTGAAATATCGAATCTATCTGTAATATATTCAAATGGTTTCAATAAGCAAAGAGCGATACTGATAACAAATGGCCATTCTGAACTTGAACGCCATGAATATTCCACAGGTGCAACATCACCAACTGTGAAATTGTCTTGTGATGTAAATGAATTAAAATTATTTGCTAAACCTGATGCAATTGGGTCAATAAGTTTACCACTTTCATCAACTGGTATATGTGCTAGTAAGTTTGGACGAGCATATCTTACATAGTTTCCTTTTCTACCACCTTGTCGAATAGTACCATCACGCAAATCTTCCCATAGTATAAAGTTTTGACTGGTATATGGTGCCGCACCGTACTCCGATTCCCACCAGGATGGTTCTTCTGAAAAGCCAAGCATTTCCCAAGGGCAACGGTGTGGTCGATCAGTGTCATAGAACCAGTTGTAGATTCCACGCCAGTAACCAGGCAATTGTTGTGTAAGTGCTGGATCTAATGATTGACTATAGGTATAAGTAAAGGCATTTAACTCTTCATACCAAGTGTTATGAACGTGGTCAATATTAGAAGGAGAAACCCATTTGTAAAATTCAGATTGGATTAAGCTATCTAACTGTTGTTTGCTATACATACCACTGTTATAATAACCACCAAGAATAGCATCAATATCAAAAATAGTAGGGTCATAATGTTGTTTAATGTTATTGTAGATACGCAATTCTAGTTCTAATAACAAATCATCTCGGTAATCACCATACGCAGCCGTTATACTACCATCATGACCCTGAATAACCAATCTTGGTGTTATGTAAGTATCATCCATGAAAATCATTGGAGTATATGCTTTGTGCAACCCAATCGATGATGGTGTTGTTGGTATGTAATTGATTGCAGTTGAAACGTATTCTCTTATTTCAATAATATCGCCAACTTGTAACGCATATGAAATTGAAACGTAACCGTAAACCTCGTTAAACTGATAATCTTTAGTGTTTAACAAGTGAGTTCTTGTATATGAACCTCTTGAATTCAAGCGATTAACATAAATGTAAACTGCGCTGTTACTTAAGTCGGTTAAATTAAACTTATTAGATAGTGCATAGGTTGTAACGTCAGTATGTTCAACTGTATAGTTTAGTTTGGTATAAGCACCGCTACCAATCATATCAGAATAAGCAAATGGACTATCAACTGTTTTTGTTTTAGTCAATGATGCAATGATTTCATCAACTGCATCTGCAACCGGTGATAATGGCATCATCACTGCTCTATCCAAAAAGTTATTTTTGAATTCAGTGTACATTTTCTTAGCATATCTCAATGCTTTGATAATGTTTTGTTCTTTATCACATAACGTACTAATAGCAAGTGGTGCAATACCAGAATGTTTTAAGAATCTAGTTGCAAATTGCTGATAGTTATCGATATCTCTCAAATTTGAAATACCAGGGATAGTTCCAGTGAATCTATCATGGAAATCAACAGCTGATCGAACATGATCATCTGCTTGACCTAATGTGAAAGTAACTAATTCATCATTCAATGGATTCTTTTCTAAACCAACTGGTATTTCGTAATACCCTGTATCTGGATCATTGGCTGAAATTACTTTAATCGAGACTACATCACCAATTGCAAAAGTTGTATTGAATGTAAACACATTTTGATCACGGGTGTAACCCGCAGTCAACGACTCGCCATTTAAATAAAACTTAATAGTCCACTTATCTTCTGCAGCTTCGTAAAAGTTAATCGGTGTAAACGCGATTTCACTCGTTACTTCTTTAACAATATAACTATCAATGATTGGTTGAATGTAAGTATTATCTGTTTGTACCCACCCATTTGCATATTCACTACCAACAAAGTTATTTCTAATATAACCAGTTGCTACTTTTCTCGTTATTTTGCTGTTATTTTCAGCGAAAATGTAGGTATCTGTACCGAAATCCCAATTAAACTGAATATCACCAATGTTATTGATGTTTAAATAACTTAAACTAAATCCTAAATGAGTATCTGTTCTACCACCACCGACTTTATAACTTACGATCTTAGAACCAGTAAATGTACTGGCTGGATAAGTCTCAACATTAGAAAAACTAACTTCGTTTTCATCAAATACATCAAACAAAGGTGCTTGATTGATGCTAGTCTTAGCTTGGCTCAGTTTCCAACTAGTACCATCAAAGTGGAACATAGCACCACCAAATGCAGTACCTGTTTTTACCAGTACACATTCACCAATAACTGGATTGGTTTCGTCAGTTGCAACTAAGTGAATTTTGGGAGTGCTAGGTGATCCTTCGGTAACAAAAGTTACTTTGTAGATTTTGTTATTAGCTAAACTATCTTTATCTGCTGTTACTAAGATTCTAGCCCCGGCTGATAACTGAAATCCATCTATATTATATGACCGTGCACCTTCAATAGTTGAAAACACGTCAGTTGTGACAGTATCAACCGCATCAACTGCTTGTTTGGCATGTGTACCATGGTTAAACAATTGGAGATTGGCTGTAAACTCAATGATTGGTCGTTTAGCACGCATTTCTTCAGGCGCAGCATACTCAACACCACGCATTTTGCACGAATATTCCAAAACTGAACGATGGAACCAACGGTTGTATCTACTCCATGGATTAGAATCGACACTAGCATGAGAAATAGTAATATAATCTTGATCTCCAGGATAAGATGCCGCGTTATCAAATGGTTCGGTATCAAAGCCACCGTTATCAAACATTACGGTTGGTACATTTTTAGAAATCGAGGGCGTTGTTAAGTCAGAAAATCTAATCAATGAGATTGCACTACCAACGCCACTAACCAACCAAGTATCAGATGCATATTTTTTAGGAGTTACTGATCCATGAAATTCAACTGCCATACCGTTAGTAAACACAACGCCATTGCTGCTTGTGTAGTTTTTCAATCCAACAACTTCTTTATCAACATCAATCGCTGTATTAGCAGAAATGTCATCAATAATGAATCTACCAAACTTATTTGGATCAATCGGACTTTGATAAAACAGTTCATCAGGTGAATCATATGGCACCACAAACGTAATTGTACCAGCTGGTGTACCATTATTCGTAATACCTTTGGTATAATCCAACGTAGGTGTGTTAACAACTACCCCAAAGTTACGCCATTTATCAGTAGTTACTGAAGTTGTTGTGTTGGCTGGGATATTTTCAGTAGCTTGCCACAAAAAGTCATCATATACAATAAACTCACCAATTGTATATTCAGTACCTGGGTTATAATAAGAGATTTCAGTTTGATATATAAACTGAACCATATCCCAATCAAGTGTGGTATCTGGTACAGTTGGTACTGAATGCGATGGTATCGTATGTTTCGCTTTCAATAACTGGTTTTCATACACTGCCAGTTGGCCACTTACATAAGAGTACTGGTAACTATACATCAATGAACCAGTATCATACTTATTTCGAATGATAAACCCTTCTTTTGGTGCATTTACATTAAATTTGTAAGTTTGACCACGGTATAGGTTAATCGTTGGGTTGTTTACCGGATTTCCAGAGGTAGCGTTGAATACAAATGAGTTACTATCTAAAGTAACATCATATTCGCTAACTATATTAGCATTTGCGCCATTAACTGGAACTGACAATGGTCCATTTGGTTCCCAATAATACTCTCTATAGTTAATGAACTTATCCCAAACAATTGGTGGATTCCAAGAATAATGTTCTTGTGATGTAATCAAATCATCACGTTCAACTGTATTACCAAAGAACTTCAATTGATTTTTGAAATCAATGTAATCATAGAAGTTATCGATAGTTCCACTGTTATTGAAAATAACACCAGGCTCTAATTGATACCTACTACGCAACGAGTTGTCAGAATCCAAGTAAATGTCAGAGCCGACAAAGGTTTTCCCATATCGACGACCAACATAACCAACGGTCTTTTCCAATAGACCAGGCTGTACCAATGGGTCAACCACGGCTGACATGAATTTCTTATTTGCATCTGTTTGGAAAACCCCTGGCAATAACTCTTCAGTTTTTCTAATTGGCAGTTGGCTTTTTGGGTATAATTGATCTGTCATAGTTCTAGTTCGTTGTTGTGGTAATTGCAGTCGATGCTGCTCTAACTTCGGTTGCTGAGATTGCTGTTACGATGTCAATATTATCAACGGTCGCACCACTGATTAAGATTTCATCATGTTTACTCTGAATCTCGAATAAACTACCGAATACTTGGTCTGTTTGTCTTGGTACAAGGACAATATTACTAATATCTGGTGATACAGTGTTCAATACATAAGTAGTTAGCTCAGTTAAGAAGAAGCGATCGCCAAAATCCCAATACGCAATATTAAAGAAAGTATTAATCGCGGTGATAATACGAACTTTAAGGTCATTATCGTTGATTGTTTTGCTTGGGTTCTTAACTACTTTGAACTGACCTTGTAATTTAGGATCAGCAGTTGCACCAAATAAGATTTTATACTTAACTGGGTGGTAGATAATCTCATCACTGATTGATTTGATTGCATTTAACTTAGAACCAAAATTGATTCTAAGCATATCACTACTGGGTGGCGTTGGTTCAAGTGTAGTTCCACCAGCTAAGTAAGTTCTAAATGCTTCATCGTATGCACGAGTCATAATAGAAATGTCCATGATGTTACTTACGCTTGGATCAATTCTTCTGCTTGAACTTGCATTGTGCAAGTATTGGAATTTCAATCCTGATCTACCAATATTAGCTTTATAGGTGCTTTCCATTACTAAAGTTTTAGTAGTTTGATTAACTCGTTTTACATAATCTTCGGCTTCTGTGTAGAAGTAAATGAGTTGACCATCAGTATACAATGACAAATCAATACCATTTTCAGTTTCTAATACAACAATCGGTTCGGCTTTAATATCAACCAACTCGAATACAATACTACCCGCACCATCCTGCACTTCTTTAAAGAATAGATAATTACGAGTGGTATCTGGTCCGACAATAATATCAAATGCATCTGGGTTATCAATAACGCCATCACTGTCACTGTCACTAAATGCAAGTTTTACTTCAACATTACTTTCGTAACCATCATCATATTGAACTACGTCACTAATTTCAAATGGAATATCAGACTTCAACTGACTTGTTAAGTTACTGGCTGTGTTAATACCAAGAATCTTAATTGTATCTTTGATTACCTTACCAACTTGATCGTTGTATCGTTTTTCGTGTGAATCAAAATAGAATCGGTTTTGTGCAGTACTACCAAATACATAATCCAATGCTCGTATTCTCACTGAATAACTATCCGCGTCTTTAACAAACGCAATTATCCATGAGGCATCGACATTTGTATTTGAACTATTACCAGAATTAGATTGACTAAAGTTATTTGTTAAATCAATATTTGATGCTGATACAATATGCCACGAGGCATCATCAACTGAATATCGCAATCCAAAATTTAAGTTTTCAAATGCTAGATTAACCATTTCCGTTTCTAATGCAACCGGTAGATCATTCACTAGTTTAGGAACAACTTGCGTTAATATAGAACCTTCTGGTATTACATCATTAAACGAGATAGTTCCCATTCCGTTGGCTAATACACCAACTCCACCATTGGATCCATCACCAACTACTCGGATGACTTTTGCCCAAATTCTATCAGTTTGTAATGGGTCATTGAGATCAAGGTCTACCATCAACCCATTTTTGAATGCCTTACCAGCGATTGCAGTGAACTTAACCATTGCACCATATGAAATATAAGCAAAGTTTCCAGTTCCATACGACAAGCCAACACGTTTAATATCAGAACCTAATTGAAAATAACCAGTTGACAAATTGACATCTGCTGTTTTCAAAACCCAATTTGTTGGTGTAGCTGTGTCAAATGTCTTTTTTGCGAACTTAGTAAGATAAAAGTTATAAACATCAGTACCAGCTAGTGCGGGTTCTACTGACTTTCTAATAAAGTTAATAATGTCGAGTTTATTGTTAAACTTGAATGATAATGCTCTTTCGGTTGCTTCTTTGTAAATAAAACCATCATCAGCAAATACGTTAATTGAACTGTACTTACCACTAACATCGATGATTTCAAAGTTTCTTGAGATACCACTAGATGTTCTGTTAACTGCTTTGATTTTTAAAATGTCTTGTGAACTAGCAAGTGGAGCTAAGTTGTAATCTTCACCTGTTATCATACGGTTTTGTGTATAATAAGTAGCAGGTGCATTGGTACGAATACTATCCACGCTTTCAGTTGCAGATGCATTTGAAACCGTAGATTGCAATGCTAATCCGACAGTTACAGTATGTGCAGCACCAGCCGCATTAACATAAGGAACTGCTATGTTAATACCAGACATTTCAGTTGGTGATACTGAATAAGTAAGTCCATTACTTACTCGATAGAACAATCTGAACTTTCCTTGTGGTAAGTTACCATAAACGCCATCAGCAAATATCAAATCAACTGCATCGTTTTCTTTTGTTGTTACACTGAAAATGTTACGAACACTTCTTGATATGCTATTATACGCAATGTTATTACCAACTAGGTTGGCAACCTGAGCCCATTGATTAGTTTGTGCACCTGTTGAACTCAACCCGAATAACCAGATATCGTCATTGTTGATGTTAGCAGTATCAACTGCTACTTTTTCATTAGTTGTTGGCACGTCAATTGCAAAGTCAGCTAGTTCCAAACTACCTTGTTTGAACAGCAAGAAGAAACCAGAATCTGTACTGCTTGGTCCACTACCATCATTACGGTAAACAAAACCAAGTTGATTACCAGCCAATGGCTGTTCTTCGTAAATGGATTCGCTGTTTTTGAATGAAGTACTGACAATTTCAAATGCCATTGTACGACCGGCAACCGATTTGGTATAAGAATAAATGGGTACATCAGTTGTGATTGTATTAAACCGATATTGGTCTGTTGTTACGCCACCTATGGTTGCTGTACCTTGACTACGACCAAATTCAGTATTAGGAGTCATTGCTGAATTTAGCACTAGGATGAATTGCTCATACCAATTTGAATTGGTTGGGTCGTTCCATGTGATAAGTTGCTGTGCTAAGTTTTTGCCATTACTATCTAATATTTCTTCAGATGTGGTAATAGAAGTGAATTTTAACAACCCACTAGCTGCATTATTTCTTTTTGGTTTATAACTCAGCATCTGTGCGATTCTGAGTACACTTGCTTTTCTTTCTGCTAGTTCTAAGAAGTTTTCACGACTAGCTAAATCGATTCTAAAAGATAATGACTGCCCGAGAAACGCCATGGCATCAATCAATGCCATATATTCAGATGATTCAATGTAATCATTGAAATCTTCCGGGTAGTTTTCTCGTATATAGGTAATGATTACCCTGCGTAGATTTTCAAAATCATAAGATTTGAAATCAGCATTCTTAAAGGTTTGGTATATTCTAGTCCAATCCTCGTTTAATATTAGATCGTTTTGGCGTGTGGTCGTAGTCATCAGTACTCCTTAATGACTATATTTATCCAACGGTTTGCCCAGTTTTTAAACGATCACTGCATTGTTTTTATCAAAATTTAAAGTCATCTGCTCATTGACATTGAATGGCAAATAAGTTAAATTGACTGCGATCTGGATGCCCAGGTCAGTGGTTGTAACAGATACGCTGTTAACTTGCATTCTTGGATCATAATTAACAATAGCTTGTACGTCATCAGCGATCAGTTTCTTAGTTTGAGTCGTCAATGGTTCAAATAACATATCCCAAATAATAGTTCCAAATGCTGGATTTTCTAACTTCTCACCTTTACGAATATAAAAGTGATTGATCAAATCTCGTTTAACCAAGTTGATATCATACGCTTGTGTATTATTTGAGTCGTTTAAGGTTGAAAATCCTTTATACACGAACGCACCATTGTTTATATCACCCATAGATGCGGTATTAGTAGCAACCGTTGTTTGATTATAGAGTTTACTCGCCACGTTTTTTCCCTTCCTTTGATATATCTGTTTTATCTGGTACAACCTTTGTTGGATCTAAATTCTCGTGCATAGACCAAGGCTCGTGCATTGGGATTCTTCTTAGTATGCTTTGTAATGGTTTCTTAGCCTGATATCTATCAGTTTTCCAAGCATTACCTGAACTAGTCAATGGATTGTCATGAACTTTCATTGCTGCAACCGGTGTTGCTTCAATTCCATTATGATGTATCTGGTTGGCAGTGACTATATGATTACCACCATTTGCTATTTCGAAATTGGCCGATGTGGTTATTTGTCCATTTGCACCAATCAAAAGTGTTGTATTACCAGCACTTTCCATATGGATTCCACCTAAACCAGAATCTGCACCAGCACTTAAGTTGAAATTTCTTCCAGCTTCCATGTTAATATCGCGGTCTGCCCGAATATTCAAATCATTTTCAGTATGAATCGAGATAGAATCCCGTGAATAAATGTCAATTTTACCGTTACTGGTAAGTTCAATCCAAGCAGTTCCTCTGGCATTACCGATGTAAATCAAGTCTTCCGAGTTGTGCATCAAGATTTGATGACCTGTTCTTGTTCGTACTCTAAAATGCTCATTATATGGGATATTAGAATCACCTTTACCACCGCTAGCAACAACGTCTACATACTTCATTGGTCCAGTTGATGCTGGTCCTTCTCTTCGTTTACCATCATGCCCATCATCCATGATAAACTGTGTACCACCTAATCTACTTACTGGAACTGCAGATGGTGATTGGCTTTGATTAGACCCAATCTTTGCTTTTTTAGCACCTTTGCGTCTATCGAGTGGTCCTGGGGTTGAGATTCCAAACACCATACTAGGAGCTTCTCTGCGGCTAGAACTGTCAGTCACGCCTCTGATATCATCTTCAACTAATCCTTGTTCCAAGTAACAGGCAGCCATTGGGTGTAATGCCTTTTTTATGTTTTCTGGGTCAGCGATTCGTTCTTTAGTATTGGCTCGTCTATTGACTTCGCCAACGGGTAATGGACTTTTAGTATCAAACGAACCGGAGTCTGATTTGTCCATGTCAACCATCGATGACCCAGCAATACCAGGAACCATATGATTAGCAAATCTCGCTGGTACTGAGGCGAACCAATAACCTTTTGACGCATCGCCATCAACAAAAATAACTAGAACCGTAACACCAATATCAGGTGGAACAAACCACATCCCATAACTTTTCTGAGTATCGTTGAATGAATCTATTGTAGACGATTTATCAGCAGTGTTTTGACCCATATGTTCATGTGTTGTGTACCCAAAGAACGGAGATGCGTACTTTACGTTATATGATTGTTTTTCATTACCCATCTCATTTCCCTGAGATTTAAGCAATGTAACTTCTAAGCAACCCATATAAGTTGGATCTATGTTATTGATAATCCTTGCTTCATAAACACCAGAACCTAACTTGGCTCCTCCTTGCGTATGATCTGCTGGTCTTGAAATATTTGCCATCGTAGTCCTTAAGTTTTAGTACCGTTATCAACATTATATGACGTTGTGGTATGCTGTGGTAAAACACTTCCCATACTCAACGGATCGTTACTTCCTGGTTGTGAATTTAACATTTTAGTAACTCTCGCCTTGTCTTCTGGTTTATATCGATCAATAATATTGTACGATTGCCCAGTTGAGGTTGTTTGTTCCGTTGGTGTTGGAGTGGTTTCTGGTGGAATAGCCAAATTCATTTGTTCGTTCAATGAAGACGGTAATGGTTGATCCCCACCCAAATTAACCATTGCGTTATTCGTCGTATCATTACCAGTTTTAGGTGCATCAACTGATAGTTTTGGTTGTCTCAAGCATGTCAACTTTTGTTTAAAAACGTTGCTAGAAAATATACTTTCACATCTTGTTACTCGGTAGATTCCACTAAAATCGTTTTCTTTCATCGCAACATCATCACTAGCAAATAGATACAAACCACGTGAGTCACCGCCATTGTATGTTGTATTAACATCAATTGGCGATCTAAATCGTAGATAAACATATACCTGTGCATCCTGATAGTTCATGGTGCCATCTTTAGTTTTTAATGTCGAATCAGTTGATTCTTCAACATAATAGTTTCCAATCCCGTGATCACTTAACCAATATGGATCTCCTAATATCTCCAAATTCAACTTAACCATGTCAGCCGTACCAGAGTCAATAAATGCTTGATGGTAGGCTTTTGCAATTTGCATCTCAGTTGTTTCTATACCGGAACCACCTGCTTGTATACCAGAATCAACTGCATCTGGGTTTTTCAATAGCGGTGCATGAAGGTCTGTTAAATTTTCAGGTTTAGAACCAACTTGAAGATTGGTTTGTTTCATCGGCGTGTTGACGATACCACCTTGATCTGGATTTGCTTTTGTTCCTTTACCAGTGTTTTGCTCGGTTGATGGATTCATCGGTTTGAAAAACAGATTATTAACCTCAATATCGAATTTGAGAATATCAGTATTCTTACCGGTATACATGTATTCGTAGCCTTTACAAATATTCAGTTTAATGTGTTGCTCTGCTGTTAGATTGGCAGCTGGGTTTGAAAACATAGCTTGGTCTACTGAATACGGTACAACCCTAAATGTTATTTTTTTAGCAAAGTCATTTGTTACAATATCATACTCAAGCAATTCTACCTGAACATCTATCATAAAGTATTTGACCATACCATTGGTCTTTTTACCTTCTTCTATCGCATTTCGTATGTAAGACGAACTAAGAACAGTTTGTGATATTACATCAGTTACTGACATACCCCCTGGAAATTGAAAAGCTCGTGTGGTTTTATCCCAGGTTACTTTCTTCTTGTCTATGATTGCAGTCTTTTCATCAAATGCTACCCCTGCTCTCGCCATTGGCACGATACCGCCACTACCTTCATTGAAATCGAATGTCGATAACCCAATATCATTCATCAACGTAGTACCACTAGCCGCATCTGTATTACCACCAACTGTCGTAGATTGAGATGATTGGTATGGATTAAACGTGGCTTTACTCGCAGTATCGCCTTTTTTCAGTTGCGATTCTGGGTCTTTCATCGAGGTGTGATCAGCCGATTTTGGTGGGAACTGTATATCAAATATGTTCTTTATCTTACGTTGCCCATTTTTAACAGCACTTGCCTCTAGCTCATTTAGATAATTTACTAAACTACCTTCACCTGTTTTCAATAATTCCGCCACCGATGATTCTTTTGCAGCAACTAACTTTACATCCGTATACAACGTATTATAAAGTCCACTAAATCCAATATGATTATAAGGAACTGCAGTAACTTTATATGTACTACCAGCTTCGTTTGCCTTGAACTTAACTGTAGTCAATCGAATTGGAAAATACTTACTTTTTATAAGACTCAATTCGGTACCATCGTCACCATATCCCTGAAAATCAATCCTCATCAAAAACGGTGCTTCTCCGTAGCTAGAATACCCTGCTTTCACTGCAGCATTCTGCATACTTTCTAATAAAATACCCAACGAATACGGTTCATAAACATCAAACGTAAAATTAGCAGCCGGTGAAACACCGTTCTGCGGTCCAGAAGATATTACATTATTGATGATAAAGTTATCCACAAAATACTCTGGAGTTCCGTGATAAGTATGCACTCTTCCAGCGTCATATCTACCAGCCGATGCAAACACAATCAATCCTTTACCAGCTGGCATCTTTTCCAAATCACCGGGGTTATTCCGATAGGATGCTGGGTCATTGTGCTGTTCTTTAGTTAAACACGCAAATGTGAACAAATGATTAATTGTTGCAAAGTTTTCAAGTATATTTGGAAATACATTAGGTAATTCAGTTGCTTTTGATGTAGCCTTATGGTCTTGAGTTTTCGTTGATTCAAATTCTGGAGTAATTCTATTGGCAATACCCTGCGTGATATTAGCAGGTACTGGGATTGTACCAGTACCAACCCTAGTCATTTGGGTCATTGTTATAGTAGAACCAGGTTCTTGTAACGGAATTGTGATAGCTTCTGCCATGTTATAAACCTAAGTATTTCATTAAATTGCTTTTCTTTGGTAGATATATCGAAACACCTGTTTCGAAATCATAAATTGGATCTTTGATTGTACTCAGGTTTCTCTGAACAAACACCCACCATAGTTTTGGTGTGCCATACAAATCGTATGCTAATAAGTCCGGTCGATGCCGATATTGCTGCTCAATAGAATAAACATGGTCGTCTGCTTCTGCAGGAACCGGTCTCATAACCATTAAATCTAGGTATAAGTTATTTTGTGGAGTTGCATACCAAGGCGATAAGTTTGAATATGTTGCCATTATAAGAATCCTACTCCATTTGTTGTTAAATTACCTTTTGCGTAATCAGTTAGACTGAATTGACGAATCGTTGTTCTGTTATATATTGGACTAACCGTAACAGTCACGGTGCTAATAATTGGAACCCAAGTAGGTGCTCCACCGCTCTCAGAATTACAACGAATGTAATTTACCGAATCTTTTAGTTCTACACTAAATGATTTGATGACAACAGGGACTCGATTGAATACCCCTGGTCCATACCCAGATAACCAACATACCACAGGTGGGTTACCGGCATGTGCACCTTGTCCAAAAAACATCTTGGTAGCTGTTTTAAAGAAAGTCGTGGCGGCTAACCAATATTGTGCATCTGTTTCTGTTTCACAGGTGAACTCACCTGAAATTTGAATATCTTCCACTTGGCTATTTTTATATGCTTGTATTGCATAATTGCTATGTGTTATATCAGGATTTGAATAATTTGCTTTTGAGGCTACTGTTATATTCGGTAGATATGGCCAAACAACCCCTCCAGTATTTTCCAGATGTTTACTGAATAAAGGAGAATTAAACTGTTCCCACGGTGCATCGATTCGTACACGCCAATCGTTCTCTGTTCCGGGTGATACAAGAACAGTCGCTCGTTGCTCCGCAAACAATTCTGCACCAGATGGTAAATTGGAACTTCGCTTCATACTTAGTAGATCATTCAAGTTACCAGCCGCTTTCGATAACTGACTAGCAAATCCAGAAATATCACCAGTTGCTAAACTGGTTACAGCAGATAACGCAGTGGAAACTCCACCACCGATCGCACCAACCGTGTTTGTAAGAATATTACCGACGCCACCCAATGCCTCATTAGCTAGGTTACCAACACCAGGAATGATCCCACCAGTACCACCAGATGCCATTGAATCCAAATTAGCCATTTCACTAGCATTAGTGACAGTGTTGGTAGTATTAGAAAACGTTGGCGTAATAGCACTGTTCATCGCTGCCTGTGATGCAGACGGCGGTGCTTGTGATGCAGCTAAATCTGCGAATGAAATTGATGGTAATGCCATGATAAATATTCTCCTAGTAGTACTATTTATTCCATAAAAAGTATGTTATAATAGGTCTTATCGTATTCAATTGGAGAGAGTTAATGGCTGACCACGTAGTACCAAAAGCAAAGTATTTGACAAACAAAGAGTTACTGAAAGCAATCCACGCAAGTAAAAACACTTTTTGTTCATATACCCAACCTGAATTCGGGTTCTATGACTGTATCGTTACGGATATCGGTGAAATTAATGAAGATACAATCAATGATGCTAAACAAAGTCGTGCTACTCGCTTATCAAGAGCAGCACATGAGAAAGCCCAACTAGAAGCTGGTAAGAAAATCCCAGCCATTGAATTTGAAGTAGATTACACCACCATTTGCGAAAATGATTTGGTATTCAGAATCATGACGTTTGACCACATTCCCCTGCAGCCAGACCGTAAGAAAACGGTTAAAACTGTTGCTGATGGTCGTGCTAAAGTAAACTTCCCACCTTTCCAACATTGGAAATTCAATGAGAATAAAGAGTTAGTTTGTGTTGGTAAAAGCCATTGGGATGGTGATGTCGATACTGGTCATTTCAGTATCACAAAAGGTCAGATGTCTAACTTATTAGGTAAGATGTTAATGAAATTGGCTGAAAGATATTCTTCACGTAGTAACGTTCGCGGTTACACGTATGTTGATGAGATGCGAGGCCAGGCAGTACTTCAGTTGACGCAGGTTGCTCTTCAATTTGACGAATCAAAATCATCAAATCCATTCAGTTTCTATACGCAATGTTGCACGAACGCCTTCTTACGTGTGATAAACATAGAGAAAAGAAATCGTGAAATTCGGGATGACATTCTTGAAAGTGCTGGTTTAAACCCTAGTCATACTAGAATGAATTCTGATACCTACGGAGAAAGAATGAATGATGGTTATACTTGGATTGACGTTGACTAAAAGATAATTGTTCTACCATTCACTACTTAAGCCCAGTTAATTCTGGGCTTTTTCTCATCTAACCTGTACTATATATTCACCTGAACTTGGATCATTTTTAACCACAGCAAATCCATATCGTCTACTCAACTGCTGAGTTAATGATTGATACACACCACGTCTATCATTAGTGCCATCATCTTTTGCCGCTGAGTACCCAATATACACAATCTTTGGGTTTTGTTTAATCCAAACCAATGCACATGCTATTACGGTTGATAAAATCTTACGAGAAAAACCTTCTGTATTGAATCCATCAAATGAATCATTAATCTCGTATATTAAAGTAGCATAGTTAGATCTATTTTTGTGAAACAAGATCATACCGGTGTGGTTTTCACCACTTGGTGTTTCAAACGCAAACTCAAAAATATTTGAATCAGTTTGTTTGTATTCTAGTGGAGTATCTAATGCCTCCACTAGATCAATGTTGTCAATTATGTCAAGCAGTTCTCGCATTTGCATTTCTCTTTTCCTTTACTTGTATGTAGATTGCCTCTGGTTCCACGTCGAAGTATTTGTACAATGCACCGCACAACCAACCATCTATACCCAATGCCTCACACACATACCAGTTACCGGTTTCTTCATTTCCACGTGTTTTCAATTCTAACTTATATTTATAGGATGGAAATGGGTTTTTAGAAAAGATACAGAGGAATCCATCGTGTGCATTTGGAATATGACTAACCATAGCGTCAATAATCAAATCAGCACCCGATACAAATGCTTCTTTGTTCAATCC